TGTTGTCTTGCGTAATGGCTCTTTTTAGAGCTTGACCGCATTGCAACTCTTCGTCGGCCCAGTAATGGGCCGACGATCACCATCTTCTTGAGTTTTATAACCAAGGAGACTGCATTACGGCTGTACTTAGTGTAGGATGAAGCGACGTTTGGATGTTCTCTCCTGAAAACAGGTAGACTCCAGACATCACCGTGTCACTGTCACTAATATCCGGCCATAATGTTCCATTAAAATCCACTTCTATACCTGGAACGTCTACCCTAAACCCGAAGAAGGAAGTCCGAGGCGTAATTGCCTTTAACTTTCTTCCTAGGCTTGGGTATCGTTCTTCGAATAGAGTGGGTGGTATGCTCGCATTCATTTGCTTGTGTGCTATTTGTGGTGTTCACCTCATGTATCACGAGGGAGTATGGTAACGACTACTAGGAAGGGTACCTTATGGTCCCTACTAATAGCCTAGTTGAGGTTAACCTCATCGCCACACTTCTTCGTGACGTTCAAACGTCATGTGGAGGTGTCTTCAAACAACATGCTTATACAAGAACGGTCCGTAAGGTCCGCTCTCGCGTAAGTCAAGAAGGTCTGGGTTTTCTCACGAAAACCCTCCCCGCACTTGGTAAGGCCTTAGATAAAGGCCTAGTCGAAGGTAAGTTAGAACGAGAGTCGACGCGTGGCTTCAAGCCATGTATCGATTCCGAACTGCCGAGGTTTCTCGGTGAGTTCTTCCAACAGATCTTCGCCAAGGACGGAAACATCCTTCCTGATCCATGTGTAAAAAGCATCTCGGTCATCCGGCAAGTCTGCTACTTATTTTATAAGTACGAACTACCGTATACCGAACTACAGGAAAGGAATACATATGCACAGTTTGAAAAAACTGAGCAAGAAGTACGCCAGTCCAGCGAGACGCTTAGTTGTTGTCATTGTGACAACGATGTGGCTGATCGTTTCGTGCTCCGTATCGGGCTGCTCGACCATTCAAAAAATGTTCGAGAAGCTGATCGCGAAACACTACGTAAGGCCCGAAGTCTCCTTAACAGAGTCTTCGGACACTTCGATCCGTACAACATCGTCCCAGGGCACGGGCCCGGAGTAGTTGCTACCAAGCAAAAACTCTGGACTAAGTACCTTTGGACAAATGTTTGTAAGCGGATTACTGAACAGTACCCGTTCGATGCATATTTTTGTGCATCTCAGGGTCATGTCTGTGATTCCTATTCCAGCTGGGAAGCTGGGATATCGGATCTGGACCTTCCTGCACAGGTTATCCTAGTGCCGAAGGATTCACGTGGACCACGTCTCATATCTTGCGAACCCGTTGATTTTCAATGGGTTCAGCAGGGTTTGAGCCGTGCCATCGTGCAACACGTTGAACGCCATGTGCTAACAAAGCACGCGGTGTTCTTCACCGATCAAGTACCAGACCGCATTGGTGCCCTTTACGGGTCCAGTACGGGACGGTACGCGACCCTTGACCTCGCTGAGGCCTCGGACCGCGTTTCTCTTGATCTAGTCCGCCTACTGTTTCCACCACACTTATATAAGTGTTTGGAAGCTTGTAGGTCCCGTAGTACAAGGTTCCCTGACGGTCGAGTAATCGAGCTTCAGAAGTATGCGCCAATGGGGTCAGCTTTATGCTTTCCCGTAATGGCACTTACGATATGGGCTCTACTTGCCGCCGGAGTTCCTGATGCAGATACTCGCGAGAGTATCCATGTGTATGGTGACGACGTGATCGTACCCACGGCTTACGCCGCGAACGCGATCGAACTGCTCGAACGGTTTGGTTTAAAAGTAAACCGCCGTAAGAGCTGTACTAGTGGATTCTTTCGAGAATCCTGTGGTATGGACGCCTATAAAGGTGTCGATGTCACACCGGTCCGAATCAGGACCGTCTGGTCGTCTGCGCCCTCGCCTGAGGTCTATACGAGCTGGATCGCTTATGCGAACTCCTTCTACGATAGACAGTTCTTCTCTACCTACGATTTTGTCGTAGGACTTTTGCTTGCAGTTTACAAGCAGATACCGGGTCAACAGCGTGGAATAGCTGCGCCTAGCCTGAGAGAAGAGCCTGTGAACCAACCAAAACTGCGTACCCGCACGAACGT